AGATCTTCAACTTGATCTACAACTTTTTTCATATCTTTATCAGATTGGTCATAGTTATTTTTCTTTGCAGCTTTATAAAGATCTACAACTTCTGTATTTTCTTTAGTAATAACTTCTTGAAAAACTCCAAGTGTTTCCATATCTTCTTTAGACATTTCTAAACCAGCATCAGCATTAACAGCAATCTCTGGTGTGTAATAAACATTACCACCTTTTTTCTGTCTTTTTGTATCTACTGATAATGTTGTAGTAAACATTAGTTTTTTACGTTTATTTATTTGATCTAATGCAGATCCAACTGGAGCAAATGCTGTACCTGTAACTCTCCATAAAGTAGGTAAATTAGAAACAGTATGCTTTTCTCCATTTGCTTTTATACCTTCAAATGATAACAAACCATACAATAATCTGTAACATCTTATTGTTCTTTGTTCTGCCAGTTGTTCTGGTGTTAAAGAATCCCTCTCTTTAAAAGGAACTTTACCACACTTTGTACCTCCAAGTATATCTACAGCCTCTTCTTTCCAATTTTTGAAAATAATAGATCTGTTTACATATTCAGATTTATCTGGATCATAATGCATATATTGCATTGCACTTATAAATGGTCTAAATGTTACGGGCTTACCATATACATTTTGACCTACACTAGAATCAAATGTAAATAAATTACCAACAGGTAATTGATTACCATCATCGTCTTCTGGTGATCTATTAATGCCAAGTCTAGGAATATTTACTCCTTTACTTGATCCATCATCTTGTCCAATGGCTTCCATAATCTGCTCATCAGACATCTCTTTTATATTTGCTATATTATTATCCATAATAGCCTCCTCAATTGTTAATTTGCTTATACCACATTTTTACTAATTTGTCAAGTATTATTTTAAAATATTTCATTAAGAAAAAATCCTATTAAAACATATACAATAACACATCCAAGTATAATTTCTAACATATCTTAGTTTCTCCTTCAGTAATCTCATATGGCAATCCTTCCATACGAGCAAACCACATAAGATAACTTTGTAGTTCTTCGTCTTCATTTATATAAAGTTTAGAAGGCTCTCCTTCAAACTCTTGCTTTAATAATTGGAGCATGTCATAAGCTTCTTCTTGCTCATCACTACCCCAATCATCTATTTCTTTATCTAGTATTGATACTACCATAGTCCTCCTTAAAATGGAATGTCATCATCATATACTTTTTTATCTAATGATGGTATTTCAATTGTTTGTACTGAGTAAGATGTAGTTGTCTCACGTTTTGCTTTAGCTACTTCGTTGAGTTTGTCTGCTATATCTAAAGCCTCACTATAATTATCCATATATAATTCAATTGATATAAGTGGATCAATATTAGTGTACCTTATTATTTTTAGTATTAGATTAGTTTGTGTCATTTGACCTCCTTCATATTTAACCAATCATACCCCATTTTAATCTCTGTGTCAAGGGGTATATTAAAGTTTATTCCATAATACTCTTTTAATGCAGGTATTACAGATGCTGTACCCTGTTTAAATATTCTACTCATTACAGCTTCTTCTTTAGGATAAACATCAGCCACAATAGAATCGTGGACTGTGTTAATAAGTAAACTCTTTACCTTTTCTTTTTTCATTATCTCATATATTTTTATACAAGCTAAAGGTACAATGTCAGCAGTAGCTAAACCTTGTACAGGATAATTTTTTATTTGAGTACCATAACTAGATCCACCCCAAGGCATTCTCTCTGCATATGGAAATGAATACTCTCTACCTGTAGGTAGTTTAATTCTTTTATAAGTTATAGCTTGAGTTTGTAATTCATCATGCCATTTAGTTATGTCTTTATATTTTTCTGCAAATGTTTTATAATATTTTTTTTCAGCATCTGTACCTGTTGTACCACCATACAAAGGTTTAAATGTATGTGCCTTTGCATCTTGTCTTGATACACCAATTACATCAGCAGTAAATCTATGTACATCTATTTTATTTTTTATATCTTCCATACCTTGTTTATCTTGTGCAAGAAATACTGCAGTTCTAAATTCTAGTTGTGCAAAGTCTACTTCTATAATCTGACCACCTTCAAATCTAGATTGTATAACTTTTCTTATTGGGAATGTACCACCTCTAGGTTGATTTTGAAAGTTAGGATCACGACTAGATAATCTACCTGTAGCTGTAACTGCTTGCATAAATTTAGGATGCAGTAATCCATTTTCATTTGTAAAGTTTTGTAATCCTTCTACAAAAGTATTTAAATATGTAGAGATAGCATTGTGCCGAAGTATAGCATCAATAAATTCTCTAAACTCTCCTTCAGCTTCTCCTGCAATTTTATTTAATGTTAGTCTATCTGTTTTAAATCCAGAGTCTGATACATCATACACACTTCTAGGTCTTTGATTAAACCCTGCAAGTTTAGCCATATTAGAATATGTAAATCCTTCACCATCACAATCAGAACACTTACTATATTTTTTATATGGTGTACCATCAACTTTAATTTTTTTTATTACTCCTTTACCATTACAATGTAAACATTGACTAGCAATAGTTTTGTATATAGGCTCAGAATTATTAGCTACTAAATTTCTAAATTGTGAAAAAGAAAATTTAGGTCTTTTTTTATTTTTCTTTGTAAATTTATCTATACCTGTATTAAATATTTTAGCCCACTCATTTTTATCTTTAGGTTTTTTAGAATAGATTAACCATGATAATTGTTCTGGACTACCTAAATTAATTTTGGTATCTCCCATTTTATTATATACAATCTTATCTATCTTTTGTTTTAGATATGCAAACTCTGCTCTATATTCTTTTTCTACTTGTTTGAGATCATCAAGATTTACATTTATACCATTGCGTTCCATATCAGTAAGCACAATTAAAAACTCATTCATAACTTTAACTGTTTTTAATAAACCTTTATCTTTATCTGTTCTTAAGTCTGCCATTTGAGAATCAAATAACTTTCTTGTAATAGCTACATCTATTCTACCATATTCCTCTACAACATTGGCAGGAATATTTTCAAATGATACACCTCTGTCCATATATTCTTTTACTGCATCATCTTTAGCACCTAGCTTTCTTCTTTGACAACACATTTGTAATGTTAAACTTTTTCTTATACCTCTATTTAAAACATACTCTGCTATCATTGTATCATATACATTGCCATCATATTTAAATCCTGCCTCAAGCAACCAACTTAAATCAAACTTAATATTATGACCTACAAGTATTTTAGTTTCATCTAGTATTTTTTGTATTTTATGATAGCAACCCTCATCAACTTTCTCGCTATGATTAGTGAAATAATATTCATCATTAATTCCAACACTAACTAATATATTATTAGGATTAAATGGTGATGGATCAAATGCACCTGTTTCTGTTTTTTGAAATGAGGTTTCTACATCTATTGTTGTTATCATATTTCCTTTCTAGTCTGTATACCTACTTATATATTTATCTAATATACAAGATGGATCTCCATGCCAACCTGTTATTTTATTTTTACTTATGTTTAATACTCTGGTATTGTTAGTAGGATCATTAGATGTTCGATTACCAATACCAATAATTAAATCTGCTTCAGCTGCCTTACCTGTTTTAGAATTTTCCATCATATCAAATGATATATGATCTCTATTGTGTGCATCTGCTGATGCTTGTGATATAGCAATGACTACACATTCTCTTCTCTTTGCTATCTCTCTTGCACTTGTATAAATTGCTCTTAACTTTTCATCTGTTCTAGCATATGTACCACCAATATTTATTTTATCTAACTGATCTATTACAATAATATCTGGTTTATATTTTTCACAATGACTATCTATATCTTCAATAGTCCAATCAACAGTGTCAATCATTTTAATATTGTCTTTTATTTTATTCCAATCTTCATGTGCTTTATCAACATCATCTATAATTTGTTCTTTATTGAGTCCTGTAAAACAACTAATAGCCCTCATTTGTGTACGAACTGCAGGCTCTTCATTAATAAATGCATGTACCTTTGCACCTTGTTCAGCAAATCCATATGGTGCTGCCACAAGGCTAACCCAAAATGCTGTCTTACCTGTCTCTGGTCTAGCAAATGCTATCATTAAATTTCCTGGACCAATTCCACCTATATTATTTTTTAATACAGATAAATTAAATTGCCATTTACTTACAACATTTAACTCATCAAGTAGTTTAGTTATATCATTTGTTACTGCATCTAATTTTTCTGCAGGTAATCCTGTTTTATGTTTCTCAATTATACTTGTAATAAAATTAAAGTCTGCAGGTTTACCATTAAATATTTCAGTAGCTTCTATTGCTATCTTCTGTGCAACATCTCTTTCAATTAATATTTTTATAATATCATCTGCTATTTCTTTTGATGGCTCTTGTGTTTCTTTTATGTCTTCAAGCAATTCGCTGAATTGTTCCTTTGCTGCTCGTGTAAGTGCAGGATTAAATACAGTAGTATGTAAAGAATATAACTCATCAATACTTATATCAGAGTCATATTTCTCATGTGCTTTTTGTATTGTATCATATAAGGAACTAAAGCTACCTTGAAACACATTACGAGATACCTGACCTTTATACTCTGTATAAAAGTTTTTATCTAACATTAATTTAATTATCTGTTTTTCTATCATCTAATTCCTTTAATAAAATTTGACTTATTGTTTCAGCGATTGCTTGGTCTCTTTGATTCCAAGTAGATCTATTAGATTCCCATATGTCCCACTTCCATGTATTCCATGAATCTAATATTTCTTTTTTCATATCTTCAGTCATTAAACATCTCCTCTATTTCTTTTGTTCCATAATATTTTAAATCATCTTCTAGTGTTTTAACATGAACATTCTTAATACCATAAGATTTAAGTTCATTAGCCATAGCAAATGATTTAGTTGTTGCATCTCGGTCTAGTCCTATATACAATTTTTTGTATTGTGTCAAGTATTTCTTATGAGATTCTTTTAATGATGTACCCATTAAAGCTATACCTGTTAATACATTAGATACTGCACATGCAGATGCACAGTCCTCTACAAGTATAGCTTCTTGGTGTTCTGTCAATCCACAAGTAAATGGTACATCTTTGTTGCCATACATATACCACTTTGGATAGACTTTAGAATTTAATCCTCTACCTACTGCACCTACAATCTCATCTGTTTCTGGATTTTTAACACAGAATACAACTCTGTTTTGTGCTATATCAAATTTTATTGTGGCTCTACCCCAACTCCAAGCCTCCCAACAATTATTTTTATGTAAATATTTCATTGCTTTTTCATCTGAATATACAGATGTAAAACTATCTGGTATTTCAAATGTTAAATTTTGTATTTCTTCTTTCTGTTTAAATGTATCAATTACATAATTCATATTTTTTTCTCCTTGATATTTACCTTTAGCTTTACATGATGCATGAAAACAATACCAATTAAGATTGTTGGCTGATGTGTCTACTGATAAAGTATTTTTACCAGAACAAAAAGGGCAATCCATTCTAACAGATGTATCTGGTGGAATAAATAATCCTTCTATTACTGATAATTGTTGCTTATAATTCAGTTGGTATTTCCTCGTAAGTTATTGTGTACTTGTCTGTTCTAAAGAAGTCATTAGCTTCTATCTTCATTAACCCTTCATTTAAATACTCAGCAATTGCATTCTCAACCATCTCTGTCGTTGGCTCGTATGGAAATGGTATTAGTGCTTTTGCGTCTATTCCTAGTCCGAAGATTCTTACTTTGTATTTTTTCATTGTTATTCTCCTTATCATACTTTGCTTTATTTGTCAAGCGATTTTCTTTTTTTATTTTTGCGTAATAACTTGGATGTCTAAACATTATACAAATCAACAACAGACATATCTGTTAAGTCAACAGTATATTCTTTTTTATTTATTTTAAATTGTATTTGATGACAGTAGCTATCCATGTATGGCATAGACTCATCTACTGTACCACCTATATTTTTTATAGACTCTTCTAATTTTAATGCTATATCTTTTGTAATCATTTACTCATTCCATTTGTTATTGCTTGTTTTACTATTGTTGTCCAAGGATTATAATCTGTTGTCTTACAAGATGTAAGGCACAGAAAAAATATTATTAAAATATATTTAATCATCTTTTTCCTCTGGTTCATTATAAAATCTAACACTAAGCCATATGCCATGGCTATTAACATTTTGTATTTCCCATTTATGTGTAGGACATTCTTCTAACCACTCTCTTATTTCTTCATCATGTATTTCATCCATATTAATGTTCCTTATAGCTTACTTGTTTAACATCACGACTCCAACAGGCACGACAACTACCACACTCACCATTCTGTTTAGGTGCAGGACATTCTCTACCTACTGCAGATTTATCTTTGTGTACACCAGAAGTCCACTTCCAAAATTTAGGGGGAGGACTATCTACTTTGATTGCTGATACACGCAAACATAAAT